TAATTGTTAATAACTTATTTAATTACTTTGTTAATTAGCAAGTTAATTATTTGTATATTTGTACCATAAAATAAAAATTATGAAAACAAACTATACAGTAATTAATAAAAAGTCAAACAATAGACATATACTTAATAATAAAGAAAAAGAAAACTTTTATAAAATTCAATGTAAGTATGATTATTACGAATTAAAAGAAGAAAAAGAATCATTCTTAGAAGAACTAGGTTTAGGTTTTTTAGCAGTAGCAATAGTTATTTGTCTAACTGAAATTATAATGCAATGGATTTAAATTACGAAGATTGGTTAAAAGGAACTTACGAGCATTGTATTGATCCTACATTAAATATATACGTTGATGAAGATACAAGATGTGTTATATGTGGAGATTATGATGAGTGTGGTTGTGAAGAAGAATGGAGTAATAAAAGTAACTGCTGCGAAGCAAAGATGGACACAGATTTAAAAATCTGTAGTAAATGTGGAGAGCATTGTGAAAGTGCTTGGGAATATGATAATAAATTAATAAATAAATAAATATGAAAAATAGTAAAGTAGTAAACGTACAAGGTTCAGGGATGTTTAAAGAACTATATGTATTCGAAGTAGAATTAGATAACGGAGATGTAGGTAAAATATATCGTAAGTCAAATGATTCTAAATTGTCTAATGGTCAAGATATTTCTTATACCATAAACGACAAAGGAAGTATTAAGATTGTAACAGATTATCAAAAGAATAATCAAAGTCAGTCAAGTCCTAAACAAGATGATGTACAGAAACTTATTGTAAAGCAGTCAAGTTTAAAAGCTGCCGTTGATTATGATAATAAATGTACACCTGAAGATGTACTTAAAAATGCACAAATGTTTTATGAATGGGTATGGGGATTAACTCCTACACAAAGTAAAATAAATAAAGTAGCTGAAAAGATAGATTCAGATTTACCATTTTAATATGACAGATAGAGAACAATTTGAACTAATTTGCGACCTTACTACAGAGATGGTAGGGTTGCAACAAGGTTCTTTAGCTTTTAATACAAGAAAACAAGAAGTGTTAATACCTAGAATGGTAGCATCAGTAATAGGTATAATAGCTAAAGATATTCACGTAACTGTTATAGCAGATATAATTAAAAAGGATCGTACTTCTGTGTTGCATTACAAGAACTCACATAAATCTAATTATGCTAGTTTTCCTTATTATAGAAATATCTTTAATAAAGTATATAATGCATATACTGAATCTGAAAAAATTAAAGTAGTTTTTCCTAATAGACACGAATTATGTAAATGTTTAATAGATGCAGGTATAAAGATTTCTGCTAAACCACAAGTTAAAATTAAGATAACAAGTGGTAAGGCAAAATATATGCTACCAACGACCTATTTGGATTTTTCAAAAAATATTGATATAATTAAACACGCATTTAGAGAAGTTGATTACTCTACAGAAATTATAACATTATGAACGAAAAACCAAGCTACTACGCAATAATACCTGCAAACGTAAGGTACTCTGATCTAAAACCTAATGCTAAATTATTATACGGAGAGATAACTGCATTAAGTAATAAGCACGGCTTTTGCTTTGCTTCTAACAATTACTTTGCTGAATTATATAACGTAAATAAAAATACTATAAGTTCTTGGATTTCAGAACTTAATAAAAAAGGTTTTATAACAGTTAAAATAGAAAGGGATTTAAGGAACGTAATCACGAAAAGATGTATAGGTATACTGAAAAACACGGAGAACCCTATACACGAAAAGCTGAAGTATAATAATACAAGTAATAATACTACAAGTAATAATATATCTAAGAGGGAAGGTTTTATTAATCACGTTATGTTTTTTGATTACCCTAAACAAATGAAACAAGAGTTTATAGATTATTGGACAGAAAAAAGTTCTGATAGAGTTAATGCTAAAATGAGATATGAAAAACAAGCTACGTTTGATGTTAAGTTGCGACTTTCTCGTTGGGCAAAAAATTCAGCAAAGTGGGAAAGTAAAAAGACAGGAACTTCAAAATTAGATGCACAGATAGATGAATGGCAAAAAGCAAAGAACTTATTATGATAAAAGAATATAAGCAAATGATATACTTAGAAAAGCTATATAAAAAAAATACTATAGATTTGGATAACTATTTTAAGTATAGTGGAAAGTTAGAGATAGGTAAAAAATTTAAAGAACCTAAAGGAGATTATGTATATGTACATAGGAGATTAATAAAAAATGATATGTCTAAATATAAATTTAAAAAAAATAAAAATGGATAAATTAGATTTTAACGAAAACATTATAGAAGATTTAAATTTAACTGAATTACAAATTTTAAATATTATTTCTAAATGGTACACAAATGGTATGATGCCTGATATTATATGGGATTGTGAGTGTAGAGAATTAGATGAGATAGTAGAAGATTTATTTTTTCAAAAATTAGAAGAAGAAAATTTAATAAAAAGTATAAAATTATGAAAACATTAGAAAACGAAAACTTAAAAGAACTAACAGAAAAAACATTAGACCTAATTGCTAAGACATCAGTAGAGTTAGGACACAGGGCAGATGCTAAAACAATGGCATCACTTGCAAAGATATTAGCTGAAGATTTACAAAAAGAAAATAGATTTAGAAGAATGTATTTTAATCAAATACAAGATTCTTTTTATCAAGGAGTAAGGTTTTGTAATTTTGATCCTTTTCTTAATATAAGAACTTTCTATCGTTGGATAATAGAACACAAGAAAAGAATATCTGATGCAATTTATAGGACTGAAACTTTGAAGCAGAAGAATGTAGAATTTTATCAACCACAATTAAAACAAATAAAATGAAAACAATAACTATAACACAAGATGAAATTAAAACTGCAACTGATGCAATTAAATGGCATCTTAAAAACTATGGACATATAACAACGTGGGAAGCTATAACTGAATATGGATATACAAGATTACCTGATGTTATATATAAATTAAAAAAACAAGGTTATAATATACATACTACTGAAATAGTAAAAACTTCAAGATTTGGTATGAAAACAACTATAGCTAAATATCTATACTTTAAACCAAAACCACAATACGAACAAAAATTAATATGGGGGTAAAGAAACCTATAAGCAAACTAAAAAAAGAGTTAGACAAATGGTTTAGCTTATACATTAGATTAAGAGAAGCTACTGATACAGGTGCAGCACAATGCTTTACTTGTGGTAAGGTTGCACATTATAAATCAGGAGGTATGCAATGTGGTCATTTTCAATCTCGTAGACATAATGCTACTAGATGGGATAATAAGAATTGTCAAGTACAATGTGTTAAGTGTAATATGTTTGGACAAGGAGAGCAGTATAAGTTTGGAATGTATTTAGATGCTAAGTATGGACTAGGAACTTCTGAAGAATTAGAAATATTATCTAAACAACCTTTTAAAATTAGCAGGATTGATTATGTAAATTATATTAGTTATTACAAAGACATTGTTAATAAAATAAAAAAGGAAAAGAATATAGAGTAATTAATTTTCTATATTTGATTATGGAGAAACCAATATTTGCAAACACTACACATCAAATAGTTGTAAACGATTATTTAAACCTGATGTTATCATTTGTAAAAGAAATTTCTTCAGAAACAAAATATAATAATTTTAAAGAAGTATTGCAGGTTATTATAGAATATCATAATAGTTATGGTAAAGATGTAGATCAAGGTAATTGGGATGATTGGCTAACACTTATACCCTCTCATACATCAGTAATGGTAAATGGATATTTTGCAGGAATACAAACAAAAAGAAATTTAGAAGCTATAAGAGCATACAAGCTATTACTAGACAATGCTTTAGAAATGGTTGTAAGAGATTTAAGAGATATAAAGAATAATAATGAATAAAATATATCAGGCAGTAGCAGATTGTAGAGAAACATTTGTAGAGATGTCTTTTACTTACTCGCAAGATATAAACGAAATAGAAGAATGTGTACAAGAATGTCTTATGTATTTTCTGCAAATGAATCCTCAAGTCCTAAAAGATATATACAATAAAGATGGACAGAAAGGTTTAATAAGATATGGTGCAGTAGTATTAAGAAGAAGTTTTACATCAGTAAGAAGTCCTTACTATTATAAGTACAAGAAATACTATACTAACTTAGATGCACAGGCAAGTAGTATAACATATGACATAACAGAAACAGGAGAAATGTCAAACGAGAAACATTTATACAATATACCTAATCCTGAAGAATACCAACAATGGCAAAAGCTAGAACTTATCGATAAGGCATTAGAAGATATATATTGGTACGATGCTTCGGTTTTTCGATTGTACTATTACGAGGGTAATACACTAACAGGTCTAGCAAAGAAAACAGGTATAAGTAGAAATAGCTTGTTCACGACTATAGACAAAGTAAGAGAATATCTAAAAGAAAAATTAGATGATTAATATTACAAACGAAGATAATATGGAGTTAATGTCAAGATATGAGGATAATCATTTTGACTTAGCAATAGTTGATCCACCTTATGGAATAAATGCAGACAAAAAAAATAGTGTTAAAAAATTACAATCAAATAAATCAAGTGCTTTAAGTAAAGATTATGGAAATCAAGAATGGGATTTTGATATTCCAGATGATAATTATTTTAAACAATTAAAAAGAGTTAGTAAAAAACAAATAGTTTGGGGAGCTAATTTTTTTAATCTACGAGGTGGAATGTTATATTGGCATAAAAGAGTTACAATGCCAACTTATAGCCAAGGAGAATTGGCTTGGTTGTCTTGGTTAAAAAAAGTTGATTTTGTTGATATTGCATGGCATGGTATGATTCAGCATGATATGAAAAACAAAGAGATAAGAATACACCCAACACAAAAACCAGTAAAACTTTATGAATGGTTACTTATGAACTACGCAAAAGAAGGAGATAAGATTTTAGATACACATCTTGGAAGTGGCTCAATAGCAATAGCTTGTCATAACTTAGGTTACGACCTTACTGCTTGTGAGCTTGACAAAGAATATTATGATGCAGCTATAAAAAGATTAAATGAACATACTGCACAACTAAGAATATTATGAGTAATTTTTTTGTTAAAAACGAGGTGTATGAAGAACGTATAGCATTATGTAGAGAGTGTGTATATTACTTTAAACCTACAGGTACTTGTAAGGTATGTCTTTGTTTTATGAAAGTAAAAGCTAGAATAGGAATTATGGAATGTCCTCAGAAGTATTGGAGTAAAACAACAGAAGTAGAAAGACCTGATGATATACCTGAAGAATTAATAGAAGAATGTCTTTTAATTTGGGATGATATAAAGACAGGAGTAGCAAAAAACGTAACAGTAAAAAAGAAAATGGTCGAACTGTACAACACAATATATGGTACTAGATACAAACCTACTAGTAATTGTGGTACTTGTCTAAACAACTGTTTTCAAGGAATTAAACAAATAAAAGAAAAATATGGATAAAAGAATACCTGATTATTATATAGGAAAGAATTATAAATACGAAGCTAGGAAAGTTGTATCTGATTGGGAACTTTCTTACAATGTGGGAAACGCAGTAACTTATTTGTTAAGGGCAAATTTTAAGCATAATAGACCTGAAGAATGTATAAAGAAAGCTATTGCACATTTGGAGTTTGAGTTAGATGATTTAAAACTAAATAAGGGAGAGTAGGCATATTGCCACTAATAATATATTAAATGTTTTTTTACTCTCCTTTATTTTTAAACTAAATACTATGTTAAAATATCAATGTAATGAATGTGGTAATACTAAGGACTTAGCTAAAGCTACATTAGAAGTAGTGGGTGGTAAAGTTAGAACTCGTGAGGCACAATGTGAATGTGGAGAATATATGCAGGAGATAGCTAAAGAGTTTGGTGGCTTTCCAAGTATAAGAAGAACAGAACCATCACTAAGTAAAAGAAAAGATAGAATGTGGAAAGAAACTAAAGAGAAGTTTACAAGCTAATGAAATTTGTAATTCACGATAAAAAAGATAAGATGCAATTAGTAAACTATTTAAAAGATATGGAAAGTCCATATACTGTAGAGGTTAAGAAACACAGAAACACTAGATCAAACGTACAAAACAATTACTATTGGAAATGTATAGTGCAAGTATTAGCTGAGGAACTTGGTTACTTTAATGATGAAATTCATGATATTTTAAGGGCTAAGTTTCTGAATGAATGGGAAATGATAGAGATAAACAATAACAAAATAGGACTAAACAAAATAGTAAGTACAACATCTTTAAATACTAAAGAGTTTGAGAATTATACAGAAAAGATTAGAATATGGGCATTGTCTGATCTAGGGATAAGATTAATGCTACCAAACGAATACCAATAATTTCTATTATATAATAGAATTGATTAATCAATTTATTTCAATTATGGACAAGAGAATAAACAATGGTGGTAAAAGAGAGGGTGCAGGGCGTAAAAGCAAGTCAGAAGAACAAAAGTTAATAGAGAACTTAACACCTATGAACCCTGATGCTTTAAAGTCATTAGAGATAGGTTTAAAGAATAAAGAACAATGGGCAGTAAAGTTATTCTTTGAATACTTTTATGGTAAACCACAACAAAGAGTTGATGTAACGAGTAATAGCGAAACATTAAACATACCAATAATAAACTTCGTTGAATCCGAAACTGAATAAAAAGTATAGTGCATTATT